GCCCGATGCACCTATATCGTAGGTATCGTCAGTAAATATAAGGTTTGATTTGATTGTACTATTAACAGTTAGATCATCTGCCGCAGCATCACCAATCGTGGTATCGCCAGAAATTGTAGCATTACCTGATAAGAAGATATTACGTGGGCGTGTAACGCCCGATGCGCCTATATCGTAGGTATCGTCAGTAAATATAAGGTTTGATTTGATTGTACTATTAACAGTTAGATCATCTGCCGCAGTATCACCAATCGTGGTATCACCAGAAATTGTAATGTCAGCGGCTGCAATAGAACCAGTAAGCGCAGGAGATGTAATTGTTGGACTAGTTAACGTCTTGTTAGTAAGCGTCTCTGTACCCGCAAGCGTAGCTAGTGTGCCTGTTGTAGGTAAAGTGACGTTAGTTGCACCTGTAGTTGTTAACGTGAGTGCATTCGCTCCAGCCGTTGTAAACGCCGCTGCGGTAGTCAAAGCTCCTGCAAGGGAAACTGTGTACCCACCAACTGATAGCGATGCTACGTTTGTAACGCCTTCTAGAACGTTAGTACCATCACAAAAAAGAAGCATTGTTTTGCCATTAGGAACAGCTATTCCCGAACCACTAGCTGTTTTAAGCGTAGCAGCTTCGCCTGAAGCATTCTTAACAATATAAATTTTAGCGGCTGTAGGGCATACGACAGTTGCTGCCCCACTAAGATTTGATCCTGTATCAGTGAACTCTAGCATCGCACAACGCGATTCAGAGGTTGTGCCATCAGCGGTAGTTAACACATGGGAATTAGTTGACCACGTGTCAATGACCGCACGTCCAACAATTGCTTGCTCAATCATTGAAGTAATGTTGTTATTTACAACATCACCCCATGTACCACTGAGTTCCCCTTGGACGGGAAGGGCTAATTTAAGTATCGAAGTATACTGTGTTGTCATCTTTTAATCCTCACGCGGCTATATCTTGCCAATTAGGAATCTGTCCTGTTGAAACATTACCCCAAGTTGGTGCTTGTGCGCCAGCAATATTTTGCCAATTGGGGTTTTGATTGTCATTTATGTCTCCCCAAACAAATACTGTACCTACCGCGCTTATTGCATTTACACCCGTTACCGCTACATTTGAGTTAGCCGCAACGATTACATTACCTAGTTCTGTTTGTCCGTAGACTCCTGTTACATTTTCTACAAAACCTAACCTTACGGAAGCAGTTCCAATAGAACCAGTAGCTGTAAGCCCAGATGTTGCGACGATTGCGTCTCCTATTACAGAGACCGTGCCTAAAGCACTTGTAGCGCTTACCCCAGTAGGGTAGATATTTGCTTCAGCAACATCAGTTACTGAACCTAAACCGCTTGTAGCGGATAAACCTGTGGGAGAAACAATTGCCCCCACACTGATAGTTATGCTACCAAGTGCACTTGTTCCTACATTACCCGTTACGTTGACATATGCTTCAGCAACAACAGTTACTGAACCTAAACCGCTTGTGGCTTCTAACCCCGAAGGCTGAACTGTAGCCGCACCACTAACTGTTACAGTTAAGTCCCTACCCCAAGAGCTTTGGCCCCATGCGGTAGAACCCCATCCTACATAACCAAGAGCGGATGTTCCGGCGACTCCAGTTACTGTGACGTTAACATTGGGGTCCTTACCCCAAGAGCCTTGGCCCCATGCGGCAGAACCCCATCCTACATATGATGGCATTCAGTCACCCTATGCAATCCTAATTATAGCGCTACTAGAGTTTGCGGTTGGGAACTGTATTGTAAAATCACCCGCCGTTGATGCCTTGTCAGCTCCAAAATCAAGAACTGCGACAGCAGGGTCTCCGCCCCCAGATTTATAAATAATCGCCCCACGTGCCGTAATTGTTGAGGTAGACCACGTAGTATTTGCAAAATCTAGGAGCGCAGTAGTACCAGATGTTGTAGGAGCTACAACGGTTAACGTGTTACCACCCGCTATATAACCCGTACCGGATACTTCGTTTGTTGTACTATACGCCGTTGTTGTTGCATCTAATGTTGCCGAGGAGGTAAACAGTGCGACCTTAAACGTCTGAGACGTGTCGGAACTAAAATCCATCTCTCCATCAAGAAGTGCTCTCTTGAAGGAAGTTACCATTGCTTGTGAAATTGCCATTTCTTATCTCCTATTCTACTTTCATTCTAAACTGCCCAGAACGGTATGTATCTTCACGAAGTTTACCGTCGCCCAAAGTTTTAAGCAGTTTTAGCGATTGAACATATAAACGTTCATAAAACTGCACTAGATCAGGCTCGCCCTTCATAAAACGTATTGCCTCGATCAATGCTCCATTAAGTAACGCTGAATCAAACTCATCACCTAACCATGTAGTACCCGCTGTAACAATCGACTCAGGGTAATACCCATAATGCAATTCCATTGTATAAGCGCCGTCAGGGGTAGGCCCTAAGAGAAACGAATCATCATCAAAATATGCGTAATGTTTCGGTAATCCTTGTGACGAAGCACTAGGATATGCTTCCCTAACAAAATTTACATCTTTATTGAGTAAATAATGGTAGTCTCCAGCACTATCAACAACCGCTAGTGAATAGCTCCATAGGAAATCTGTAGGCGCACCAAGGTATTTGTTTCCTGAACTAAGTGTTCCTGTTACGTTTCTACGCAGGGCAGGAATTTGAACCGTGTTATATATCTTTTGTTCAGCTTGTTCAGTAAACATAGCGAGTTGTTCATCAGTGAAAGAGTTTTCAGTGATATTCTCAATATTTGTTTTTAACCCGCTATAGTTCATAGTTTACTCCATTGGCCCACGAGCCATAGTTCCTTTTGTAGCTGCGCCGGTACCACGGATTTTAATGCCTGTAGTCTTAACACCAGTCATATTCGGCTTCGGTGCGCCCTTAACAGATTGAACACCTTTATCCTTTATAACCTTGACTTTTTTCATTCCAAAAACATTCATTCTACTACTCCTATGTAATGTTTACGATAACTTGCCCCAAATAGCCAGTACCAACTAACAAATCAGGGGTAAGCCCATACGGATCATATCCTCCACCTACTGGATTCCATCCCCATTGGATGTCTCTACTACTGTATGGCCCAGCTTCTCCAATACTTGTATCCATCCTAGGGTCACGAATAGCCTGCGGATCATAAACAGGGTACTCTCCTAATTTGTTCTGTGGTTGATCTGGGTTCCAACACTCAGGACAGGCTTTAATATCTGTGTCACGCCCTTTAACCACAAGGTTACGCAACTCTTTAAGTTTGTACTGAAATCCACAAACATCGCATAAAGCGATGGCTTTCTTAGCAGATGCAAACCTATCTCCCATACTATATTCTGCCTATTTTAGGCACAAAACGCGCAGAAGTTTTTTCACGATCCTCCTGCGCGGCTAGCGCAAATTGTTCGTCATAAATCTGTTTTAGCATACCTACACGCTCTATAAGTTCTGGGTCTTTCATAGCAATATAATATGCTAACCCTGCAACCATACAGGGGAAGAACCTAAAATTCATATCTGCGGTCTGCACACCATTACCCGCGTCTTCTATTCGGCGCATACGCCAATATACAAGTTGATAGCTTTGCGTACCATCAGGAATAGGCCATACAGTAGCCGCAGGGACTTGTTCCCAGTACACGGGGATAGCAGCGCCTCCCACTGTATGTGCAACTGCGGTTGTATCTTGTTGTCCTCTAAAACAGTTCTGTAAAACATTACCATCAATACTGCTATAGTTTATTATTTCATCTTCAATCTTTACAAAACCTGCGGGGGGCAAATCAGAAACTCCACTTAAAGTGACTGTAGTAGCTGTACTAGTTACAGTAGCTGCTAGTGTGATTCCTATAGGGTAAGTTTGTCCACTATTCCTGTGGATAAAAATTTGTACTGGTCTACCTTGCGCTAACTTGTTAGGGATAGATGCGTAAGTGCTTACACTAATACGACTTATAGTAAGATCGGACTGTAACGAAGTGCTACCCGCACCTGTACGTATTTGATGCTCCATCAAGTCAATAGTATCGTCGGGTAAGGCGTACGTTGACTGCCCTTGTGCGAGGTCAAGAGAGCCTTGCTCTATTGTCCACATATTAATGCCACGGTTCTGCCACTCAATAGTCATCAAGTTCATAGACCGACGAGCAGTACGAAGGTCATACCCAGAACGTAGTTCTCGACCTGCACGTTCCCACGCTTCTTCAGCGATCTCCGTAAAATCCATGTTAAATGTTGTAGTGCCTGATGTAGCCATGTTTACTTGCCTTTAAAGTACGCTTGTACTTCCGCTAATAGCTTAGTTTTAGACCTACGGCGATCTAGCTCAACACCATATCCTCGCATAAGTATCTCAAGTTCTTTCTTGGATAGCTTTGCATAATCCGGTGTGGTTTCTTTAGCAGGTGTTTTAACAGGTGCAGGTTTTACACCCATAGATTTGAGTCTGGCTTCGGCTTGTTCTTTGGTCATTATATCGTAGACTTTAATATCGTACGTGCCATCAGATTGTTTTACACCAATTTGATAGACTGGTCCTCC